GATCTGCTCCAGACTGCCGACGCCGTTCTTATCATCGAGGAAGACATCCTTTCCCCGATGCTCCAGAGGTTCGCCGAGTACGACCACCAGTTCCGCGACGACAAAATGATCGTTCGCTCCTTCGGCGAGATCGGGCGCGAGATCGTTATGGAAGAGATCGAGCCGTCGCAGATGAACCGCCGGTACGAATACCGCTGGTTCGGTGTCGAAGCGTCGCGCAATGCCGCGCAGAACCAGCAGCAGATCGCCGCGATGAATGTGCTGCGCGGTATCCCGCCGAACTTCTACCAAGGATACCGCCTCGATCTTGCACCCGCGATTGTCCCGATGGTCGAGAACGTCTTCGGCCCGCGCGTCGGCCCGCTTGTGTTCAAGGAAGTCGTCGAGGTCTCTGTAGACCCGCTGACCGAGAACGATATGCTCGAGCACGGCTTCGAGGTCGAAACGCACCCCGGTGACAATGATATGCAGCATATGCAGGCGCACATGATGATAGTCCGGCTGGGCGATCCGCACGGCACCGCGCGCAAGCACATGATGAAACACCAGCAGCAGGCGCAGGCAAAGGCCCAAGCGCAGCAGGCGCAGATGCAAGGCCCGCCGCAAGGCGCTCCGGGGGCTCCCGGGATGCAGGGGACTCCCCCCGGCGCAATGCCTCAAGGCCCGCAGCACCAAGGGCCTCCCGGTATGATTGCGCCCGATCAGATGGCGCGCGCGGGGGGCATCCAAATGCCCCGCAAGATGTGAGTTGACGTAACGGGTTACGATAGAGTATCTAGAGCACCTCGATCGATGGCCGTTAGTCATCAGCCCCGTCTTGCCGACGCTATCGGCTAGGAGAAGAACATGGAAGACGACGACCTGTATCTGGACGGACCAGAGGATATTGAAAATGAAACAGCCGAAGCGATCGACGATGACGATGGAGACAATGACGCCAGTTCCGGAGGGAACGGTGAAGGAAGTTTCGATCGCGCCGATGCCGGTGACGAGGGCTTCGGTGGAGAAAGCTCGGAAGAAGTAAAGCAGCCTTCGCGGGGCCAGTCCCGCATACAGGCGGCAACGCGCATCGCGGCAGAAGCCAAAGCGCGCGCAGACGAACTTGAGCGGCAGGTGCGGGAGCTCCGGGAGGAGCGCCAGAGCCAGTCGAGCCAATACCAGCAGGAACAAGAACGCCAAGCTCTGGCGAACATGGATCCTTACGAACGCCTCGAATACCAGACGCAGAAGATTGCACGCGACACGGAGACACGGTTTGTTCGCTTACAGCAGGATATGCACGACGCACAAGACAAGGCAGCCTTCGCTGCCCGGTGCGCGTCTAATCCTGCCCTTGCGGGTATCGCCAAAGATGTCGAAGCCGCGCTCGCCCAGTCTCGCTCTGGCGGCGTCACCATTCCTCGCGAGACCGTCGCAGCTTACATCCTGGGGCAGCGTATGCTCGAGAAGGGTGGAAGCGCGCGTGCCAAGCAGGTCAAGAAAGCCGCAGCCAGTGTTTCTCGTGAACGCGCCAGCCCGGTGTCAGGTGGATCTGACGTCGGCGGTTCGTCCAGGGGCAATAAGGGCTCGGTCCGCTCGCGCCTTGACGGCGTAAACATCTGACGGGGTGCTGAGCCCCGTCCTCACGGAAGGGGCTCACAATGGCCGGCAATAACACTTACTCGCAGCTTTCGTCTGACGTCGAAAGCTATATCGCAGACGAAACCCTCCCGCTGGCCCGTCGCCAGCTGGTGGCCTATCAGTTCGGTGACCCGCTGACCCTCGACAAGGGTCGCGGCACTTCCTACACCGCTACCCGCTACAACCGTCTCCCCCTGCCTTACGCGCCGCTCGCTGAAGGCGTCGGCCCGGCTCAAGGTGAGTCGCTGACCATCTCGCAGGTGACTGCGACGGTGCAGCAGTGGGGCGACAAGGTCGTTATCACCGATGTCGCTGAAATGACCGTCAAGCATCCGCTGTTCAAGAAGGCTACCGAGCTGGTCGCCCTTCAGATGGCGGAAACGCTGGAGCGCAACACCTTCAACGCGCTGATGGCCGGTACTCAGGTCAACTACGTCAACGGCCGCGGTTCGCGCGCTGCGCTTCAGAGCGGTGACGTTCTCGATCCGACCACTGTGATCCGCACCGACGCGGCTCTCGAAACCCTCGGCGCTCCGCGCTACATGGGCGACGAACAGACCGACGACAAGCAGGACGTAGATGCTGGCGGCCGTCAGGCGTCCGCGGACCCGCGTGCTATGCCTCACTATGCCGCCATCATCCACACGCTGGCTGTTGGCGACTTCCGTCAGGCATCGACTGTCATTACCGCTTGGTCGTACAGCGACCTCAATCGCCTGTACAACTACGAAGTCGGTGAGTGGTCGGGTATCCGCTTCTGCAAGTCCAACCTGGTTCCCACCTTCACGGGTGTGGCCCAGATCACCGGCACCCCCGGCACTGCTGGATCGCTGGCCACCAATACGTACTACATCCAGGTGACTGCTTCGGACACGCAGAACCAGTACGAGAGCCGCATCTATCAGGTGTCGGGCGCGCTGTCCGTTACCGGCGCGACCGGATCTGTCTCGGTGACTCTGCCTGCTCTGACCGGCTACACGTTCAACGTGTACATCGGTACGACCAGCTCGCCTGCTAACCTCGGCCTCTGCGCCGCTGGCCCGACCGCTGGCACCTTGACGGGCCAGGCTGTTCAGCTCGCCCCTGGCCAGACTGTCGTCATCACTGGCACCGGCATCGCCCAGACTCCGCCTGCCGCCCCCGCTACCGGCCTGACGGTCTATCCGACCTTTATCTTCGGTCGCGGCGCTTACGGCCAGGTCGTTCTGGACAACGCCAAGTTCAGCTACCTGACCGGCCCTGATAAGAGCGACGTGCTCAATCAGCTCCGCGTCATCGGCTGGAAGGTGATGTATGGCACGCTGATCGAGAACCAGCAGTTCTTTGCTCGTATCGAATCGGTCTCTGCCTTCACTTCGACCTTCAGTTGATCCTAATGGTCAGGGGGCTTCGGCCCCCTGACTTCTCTTTCTAAGGGAGACCCCGATGTCTTTGCTCCGCACCTCCGGNAGTGGCCCCTCCGTTCTTGTTNCCGGAACTGATTCTTCCGGCACAGCTACCAACGTAGCGATCCCCGCTTTTGCGTCTGTTGACGCAAATGGCAACCTCCCTGACCCGGTGACGGCGTTCACTTCGGGCAATGTGGCTAACGCTTCTGCCGCCGCAGTAATGGTTGCGACCCCCGGCAAGATCAACTACGTTACGGGGCTTAGCATCACTTCCACCGGGGCGACTGCCCCCGCCGTCGTGCTTGCGTCCCTGAACAACGTCCTCGGGGGAAACCTCTCGTTCGTTCAGGCGGTGTCCACGGGGGCGCTTGTCGCAAACCCCTCTTTGAACCTGACGTTCTCCCCTCCGCTTCAAGCGTCTGCCGCCAATACCGCGGTCACCGCAGTCCTCCCCGCGCTGGGCGCTGGCAGCACAAACGCTGTCGTGACGATCTTTGGGTACACGGCCTAGTTTACTCTTCGGTTCGTTGTGCTAAAGCGAAAGCGGAACACTTCCGTTCCCCCGAAACCAAGAGGTAGGTATGACTGCGAAGTCAATCGCGGAGGAGCTGATGGGGGACGAACCCCAGACCAGCATCCTCACCGAAAAAGAAATCCAAGAGGCCAAGGCGAAAGCTAAGACCAAATTGGATGCTGCGATGAAGAAGCTCGCTTTCGACAAGATCGTCGGAGAGGAAGAGCTTCGTCTGAAACGCGAACAGGGCAAAACCACTGGTGTCGCCGATATGGACGAGCAGGTCAGCATTATGATCGACCTTCCCGATTTCTGCGGTAGCATCCGTGTCAACAGCGAGCCCTTCTGGCCGGGGCACACTTACACCGTCCCTCGCCACGTTGCGAACAGCCTGCGCGAGCAAATGCAGCGCGCGTGGAACCACCAGCACATCCTCGACGGCAAGTCCGCTGCGGAACAGTACAAGATGACGAAGCCGCAGGCGATCACGCCCAGTGGCATCGGCGCATTTGAGGGCAAGCTATGAGCACCACCGAAACCAAAGCCGCACCCGCTATCGGGTACTCGATCGTTGCCAACCTCGGCGACGATCGCCAGATGACCATCCAGTGCTTCGTGGGCGAAGATGAGAAGCTCGCGGACACCCACGAGCGGATCGACCGCGTACTGTCTATCGTTGACCGGCAAAAAGCGCGATACTCGCTGAAGGAGCTGCACAAGGACCGCGCCAAGCAGGCGCAGACTTTGGCGCAGGGCGAAGAAGACTTTGCACGTATTGAGCTTGACCACGACACTGCCAAGAGCAGCTTTGCGATCCGCCAGAAGGAAATCGCGGAAGAGCGCGAGAGCATTCATGCCAGCGCTCACGCTGCGGGCCGCGGTAAGCCTGTTGGTGCCGCTGCGTCTCGCGACGCCGCTCTTGGCCGGGAACTGAAAGAGATCGAGCAGTCACTCGAAAAGAACGAAGCAGAGCGCAATCAGTATCGCGCTAACGTCTTGATCTCCATCGAACGGTTCCGCCAAGCCGTCGAAGCTCTTGACGCACGTATCGCTGAAGCTGAGGCGACCATCAGGGGGGAGTAAGATTATGGCGTTGCAGGCTCAACAGATTGTATCGCTTGCAACACAGATTGCAGGGGTGCCCGGCTATGCGTCGCAGGCCGGGCAGCTTCTCAATATGATCCTATCTGACCTTTGCCAGACCTACGACTTTGACTTGGCCCGCGGTGTGACGACTGTCACCCTCGGGACAGGCATTGGCTCAGGCCCTTACACACTTCCATCCGACTACCTTCGCGCCGAATATGACGACGTGTTCTTCACGCTTTACGGCGTCAAGTACCCCCTGACGAACATCGACCTCTCTGAGTTTGATCTGCTCGTGCAGCAAGCGGGGATGTACTCCTACCCTTCAATGTACGCGACGGATCTGTCCTCGCAGAACGCCACGCCAGTTATGTATGTATGGCCCCCGTCCTCGGGAGCTTACCCTCTCACAATTCGTTACCGCAGGCAGATGCCTGACATAACTACCCCCGAGAGCAGCTCGACTGTACCTTGGTTCCCCAGCCAAGACTACCTTGTCACCCGCTTGGCGGGCGAGCTGATGAAGATCGCAGACGACGAACGCGCCGCATCTTTCTTGGGAAGTGGGGACCTCGGCGCGCAAGGCATCCTCGATCGCTATCTGAAGATGAAAGACGATAGCTCCGTCCGCGCCGATGTGG